TGTATGACTACCTGGTTGTTTGTGATCTAACCAACAATACACCTGCTACAATTGATGCTAACGAATTGTATGTTGACATTGCTATTGAGCCTGTCAAGGCTGTGGAGTTTATCTACATACCAATGCGTATTCAGAATACAGGAGCTATTGCAGCCCAAGCATCGGCGTAATTGACTGCCAGACAAATACTCAAATTTTTGTCTGGCACAACCGCCATAAATAAACGTATATTAGGAGAACAAACAAATGGCAACAGCCTCATTAACCAAACTAACAGTACCGTTAGCCAGCGATCAAAGTAACTCGGCACAAGGTCTGCTGATGCCAAAACTCAAGTTTCGCTTTCGCGTTACTTTTTTAGGCTTGGGCGTAACACAACCCACAACAGAATTGACCAAGCAGGTTATGGACTTTCAACGTCCTAATGTAACATTTGACAACATTGATCTTCCTATATACAACAGTACAATCCGTTTGGCTGGCAAGCACAGTTGGCAAGATATTACCTGTACAGTACGTGATGACGCTGGCGGTAATGTAAGTCGTTTGGTTGGTGAGCAACTGCAAAAGCAGTTGGATTTTGCAGAACAAAGCAGTGCCGCATCCGGCATTGACTACAAGTTTACCACAGTTTTTGAAGTGTTAGATGGTGGTAATGGCGCCAATGCTCCTATTGCCTTAGAAACTTGGACAATCATGGGTTGCTACTTGCAAGGCGTCAACTATGGCGATGCCAACTACGGCACTGGCACAGAGCCTATGACAGTGGCCATGACCATTAGATATGACAATGCTATGCAGACCACCACCGGTGCTGACGTTGGTGTTGGCGCATCCATTCCGTTAACGGTTAACAACGTAGCTACAGGTTAATAATCTATGGCTTACTTTGGCCAAGATTCGCTAAAAGGATTTGATCCGCCGGATGGCCTAAGAGATTATACTCACGCTAGTAAAACTTTTAGGCGTAACGGGTATGCTCTTGCTCCTCGCAACAAGTTTTTATTTCATGTTAATTTTAATTTAAACACCAATATACCTGCGGTAGCAAATTTTTTATCTAACAATGGCACTAATGGGCCACTAATTAGCCTTTCGGTTAAGACTGCACAGTTACCGGGCTACACCATTGATGTGGCCACTCTGAACCAGTACAATCGCAAGCGCCTGGTACAAACAAAAATTAATTACAATCCATGTCAAATTGTATTCAATGATGATTCAAGTGATCTTGTGCGCAACATGTGGTATCAATACTATCAATACTACTACAGTGATCCTACCTACAAATATGGCAACACTCCTAACCAATCTGGTGTGTTAGGACAAATACAGGTGCCGGCAGTGTTTGGCGGTGCAAGTTATACTGCCAACGACACATATTCACCTAGTAGAGGTATACAACATTGGGGCCTAAGTGGTCAAGGATATAATAATCCTTCGTTACAGAGTTTGGCCACTGCTTTGTTAACTGGCCCTGCTAGTGGGCAAGAACCATTTTTTCGAGACATTACTATCTATGGCTTGAGCCAAAAGAGTTATGCACAGTACACTATGATCAATCCTTTAATTGATTCCTGGACTCATGACACATACGATTATAGTCAAGGTAATGGCATTATGACACACACCATGAGCATCAAATATGAAAATGTCAAATACTATTCAGGCGCAATAGGCGGTGCAACACCAAGTGAACAAGTTCCGGGATTTGCCGACGGAGCTTATTACGATACTGTTAAGAGTCCAATTGCTGTTCCGGGCAGTAACAATACAGTAATGACACAAGGCACCATCAAATTGAGTCCAACTGGTAGTAAACAAGATCTACAAGCCAATTCTCAGGGCGGATTAAAAAATGTTCTTGGCGCTGTTGGTCAAGGTCTAGTGCCAACAGCTAGTGCGTTTTTAGGCGGCGCCTTGGCAGGCTCAGGAGCATACACACAACAAATACTTGGCGGACTTGCCCCAGCACTAGCTGGCGGAAGTATAGATGCTGCAAGACAAGCTGCAGGTGCAGTAGGTGGATTCTTGTTCCCACTAGGACCACAAATATCAACCGACTCAAATCCAGGAGCCGAAGCTTCGCCGGCCGCTGATCCTGGTTTTAATGCTTATGATCAGGCAGGATACTAATCATGGGATCAGTAAATGCCATCAATAACAAAACTGACTTAACAGTACAAATTTTTGATCGATTTTACGGTTATCAACAGCAGGTACCTGTGGATGCCTATGATGCAGTATTAAGTTATTTTAAATCGGTATTTGGCTCGGCTGAAGCTGCTGGCAATTTTACTGTGAGTGTGTTCCGCATCAGCCACGCAACCAAAATTCCTGTAATGACATTGTTACAACAATTCCAAGGACAAAGTGCTCCAGAGATTACTTTAACATTGGCCTACTACCTAAATGGTATTAGAAGTAGAAGCACCCTGCTGGGGCTCAACGTACCTACTCAACCTAACTATTACGTTTCAAGAAATATTAGGATTTAGCCCATGCCTAACTTTCGTCAAGGCGCCTACACTGTAAAGAACACCGCCAAGTATGTGGGCCGTGGGTCACCTCGCTATAGATCTGGTTGGGAATTAACTTTTATGATGTTCCTTGATTCAAACGAAAATGTACTACAATGGGCAAGTGAAAGCATCAGTATACCGTATCGTAATCCACTTACTGGTAAGCCAAGCGTGTATATTCCAGATTTTCTTGTCACATATCGTGGCCCCAACAACACTGTCAAGGCTGAACTAATTGAAATTAAACCTAAAAAACAAAGCCTAATTGAAAGCCGAGCCAATGACAGAGACCGTGCTATAGTGGCTGTAAACTACGCCAAATGGGATAGTGCCACTAAATGGGCTCGACGTAACGGACTTACCTTTCGTGTAATCAACGAAGATCAAATTTATCATCAGGGCAGTAAAAAGACCGGTAAATAGGGTATGACCCGAAAACTAGAATCTCTTTTTGATTTTCCGCCAGCAGAAGAATCCGTCCAGATCGAGCCGGCTCTGACCACAGAAGAAACCCGTGCTGCCATTGTAGAAATAGACAACACCATTGACAAAATTGATGCCGCACTGCCAGCCATTCGCGATTTAGACGCCAGCGATCGTGAGTTAGACGATATTGCAGAAATGGCCAAGGAAAGCTATCAAAATCTCAGCGATTTAGGGTTTAATGTGGATAGTCGCTATGCTAGCGAGCTGTTTGCTGTGGCCAGTACAATGTTGGGCCATGCCCTTACAGCCAAGACAACCAAACTAAACAAGAAATTAAAAATGCTGGATCTACAGTTAAAGAAACTCAAACTGGATCAAGATGCGGCTAAAAATGCACCCGATGAAGCCATGGAAACTGCTCACGGACAAGTGCTAAACCGCAACGATTTATTGGAACGCTTGATGGCCTCAAGAGACCAAAAAATTGAATAAGCATAAATATCATATAGGAACCTAACCGATGAAAAATTTTCAACAATACCTCGCAGAATCCGAGCGCACATACAACTACAGAATTAAAATTGTAGGTGACGTTGCTCCTGATTTTGTCAAACAGCTAGAAGAAAAACTTGCACAGTTTGACATTGTAAAAATCACCAAGCCAAAGACTACTCCAGTGCAACTCAAGCCTGCTGACTTTCCCAAGCACAGCAACGATTCAGTTACTAGCATGGATGTAGAATTCCGGTATCCAGCCATTGAGCCACAGATCAAACAGATTGCTCAGCTGTTAATGATGGATCCAAACAGAATTATCATGTTGACTACACCACATGAAGAAGGCATGGATAGTGAGCGTGAACGTGTTGCGGCCCAAAACAAAGATCTATTAGACACGGATTATCCAGCCGACACCGCAGAACAAACTGCATTGAGTAAAGATTATTCAGCACCATACGATCAGCATGCTGTATTAAAGAACACATATCGTAGTGACTTTACTGTGGCTGGCGGCAAGACACCTCCTGCAGAAACAACAAATGATTTACCAATGGGTAACACTAGCCCAATGACCAAGGTCAAGCGACCACCACGCCCAGCCACCGGCGCAAACCCAAGAGGATAATGTAATGACATTTTTTTACGACTTAAACAAGAGATTGGCCGCATTGGCTGACAAGCAAGACGCAGAACAAAATACAGAAAGTGCCAAAGCTCAAGCTCCACGTAGCAAGTTGGCCGAGTCTATGGGTGTTGCTGAAGCAGATTACAGTGCTAAAAAAGCTGCTGCTGGTAAAGACATTGGTAAGCCAGGTAAAAACTTTAGCAAGATTGCTAAAGATGCTGCAGAACGTTATGGCAGCAAAGAGGCTGGCGAACGTGTGGCTGGTGCGGTATTGAATAAGTTGCGTCATCCTAAAGAAGATCAAGAGATGGATGAGAGTGCTCTCCAAGCATACTTGGGCAAAAAGAAATACGGCGAAACAGGTATGAAGGCATTACAGAAAGCTGGCCGCGACGGTGCCAGCAAAGAGACCATGGCCAAAATTCGTGCCCGGCATGACAAGATGGACGAAGCCGCAGGCAGTCCTGACTATGACAAAGTTCTAAATGCAGTGGCAAAAGTTTATCAAGTTCAATATGACGGTGGAGACGAAATTTGGGATGAAGACTGGATGCAAGACTGGGCCGATGTGTTAATGAAGGCCAACCCAACTGATCAAGAATTAGATTTTATCATTGCCAAAGGACACATGCCCAAGCGTTTGGCCAATGTTGAATTTCCTGTAGGCGACGATTTTCAATTCAACGAAGCTGACATGGAAGAAGGCAATGCTTTCACAGCCGCGCTCAAGGCAACACCAAAAGGTGGCAAGTTCAAAGTAGGCGGAAAAGAATTTACGGATAATAGTGACCTTGAAGAAGGTTTTAAAGAGATGGATGCATGGATGGCCAGTCGTGAAAAAGAAAAAGGCACAGGCAAGTTTGACAAGAAAGAACGCACCTTGCCAGGCGGAATGAAAGCCACTACTTACACTCGCAAGCATGACGATGAAGAAGACAAGGATGATGAAGTTAAGAGTGATGCTCCTAAGAAAAAAGGTCGTCCAAAAGGCAAAGACAAAGGCCCTGAGCGTACAACCAAAGGTGCTTGGAAGCACAAAGGCGAGCGCAAGGTCAAAGCCAAAGAAAATTTAGATAGCGACGGTGTCATGATGACACGTCCATCAAACATGAGCAGTGAAGGGGTTGACCCAGGCGAGTACGAGCAAGAAGGC